CAATAAATTTTGTACTATCTAATGGATCGTCTTTTAACTGAATGTTAAAAGGTCTTACAGTATAACTACCAGACTGATCAAATGTTCTTCTTGCAAATGTTTGTTCCAAAGCAGAATAAAGAGGAACAGCAACATCTAATTGTTTTAAACCGTTATCGACTCTTAACACTTCAAAGAAGTCTGTATCATCTTCCGAATCAAGTGTTTTCTTTGTTAATGTCAATGCAAGTTTCAAACGATCTGCGCCAGGAGCAGAGAAGTTAAAAGAACCTTGTGCATTATCCAACAATGTTGAATCATCACCAGAAGTTATAATACTCTCTAGTACGGTTACACCAATTTTATAAGAAGGGGTATTTGTATATTTGTCAAGAACGATTGTCTGTGTAGCTGTTTTAACAAAATTACCATTGATATAGAAAACACCTTCACTTAAAGAAACAGAACTACCAGTACCAGTAGGTGAACTTGATTGTGTCAATGCAGATATACTTAAATCAGTTGCACTTACTCTTTCATTACCAAGAAATGTTGGTGATGTTTCAATCGTAGATGTTGCGGTTGTACCCGAACCACTACCGCCTGCAAAAGTAATTGTTGGAGCAGAAAGATAACCAGTTCCAGAATTGGTTACATCAACGGAAGTTACTGTACCATTGTTAACATTCGCAACAGCAGTAGCACCAGAACCTCCATTTGTTGGCGTAATAACTACTGTAGGAACACTAGTATATCCAGAACCAACATTGAGAACTTTAATTCCCTGTACACCGTCCGTTACTGCACCACCAGTAATATACTTAACAAATACTGTATTAGGATCGCCAGAATCAGTATCAAGTTTAGCAGTACCAATAACTAAAGCTTTAGTTCCAGATTCATTACCAGTAATAGTTTTACCAGCAAAGTTATCAACATTAATATCTACACCATTTAACTGACTTTGTAGTTTAACAAACTCATAATCTAAATTTAATGTTACATCAGCGCCAGTTACTTTACTTCCATTTTTAAAAACATGATCTCCGAATTTCTTTACTTGATCTCGGAGTATGGATTGTTGCGTAGTTAATTCTCTAGCTTGTACGGGCAGAGATGGTTTATACATGACCTGATGAAAATTATCATTCTCATCAAAATCATCAAAATAAGGATTCTGGTTTGTATTGACTGTAATGTTATTAGACATAATTTACCTTTAGTTTTTTTTAATTATTTATACTAGAATTCGACAACTAGTTTTATATCTTCGGTTGAATCAGATGCTCTATTAATTGGTGTTCTAAATTCTGTATAAATTATTGAACCCGAACCGTCATCTATTTCATCAGCGTTATAGGTTGTACCAGTAGCTGCAACACCACCAGTTTTAGGATTAGCCAAGAGATGTACTTTTCTAAAATCATCTCCTACTGGAAAGTCAGCACCTTCATTACCAACTAGTCTAGCATTCAACATAACAAATGCACCACCCAATTCACTTACAGCATTACTACCATGTCCGCCCGTAGGTGAAATTATAGGATTAATTACGGCACCAGCACCACCACCACTTGTTACAGCTGCAGTTACAAAACGATATCCAGAACCGATTGTTACCATAGATATTTTTTTAACGACACCTGACTCTACACTTGAAACTCTAGCAACTGCACCAGTACCATCATTAGCACTAGGAGTTATTGTTACAACTGGTGCAACAGAAAAATCACTTGTGTTATTTAAATCAGTTGACCATGCAGAATCGATTGTAGCTGTTTTAGTTGTTCCATCATAATCTGTAATTGTTCTTAACTGTCCATTACCTTCACCATTTGTAATAAAGATTGTCATTCCATTATAATAATCATCTGTAGCATCAGCACCAACATCTAGAACAGCAGTAGTTCCTGATCCTGACTGTGCAGTACCAACATGGAATTTATATCCAGTACCACCACCAGTAACTGCTATATGATCTAATGCTCCATCAACAGCTGCACCTTCTACTGTTTCCTGATCCGTACCAGCAGTCGCTGGAGTTTTTACTGGAATCCAATCGGTTGTTACGAATTTTAAAACATCTCCTTGTGGAACTTCAAACATAAACTTCCATCTATAATTATCTGCTGTTTCAATAATGTCAGCAGAAACACCAGTTGGTTCTACCGTAGAAGCGGCTCCACCATAATTACTAATACACTTATAAACTCTAAATGCACTTGTAAAAACAAAGAAGTCCTGATCTATAATATCATCTGTCAAATTATCATACTCAACATAAACTGTACCAGTAGTCCAATCAACTCTCTTGATAACATGAGAAACACTAGAAGCGGGAATTAGTTTAGCTGCAATCATAGAAGCATGATGTATATATTGAGATGATGTAGTATCAATCGGAATGGGTATAATAGTATCACTCGGCGTTGTTTCGTTATATTCACCAGCGCTAGCTCCACTCCAAGGCGAATCTTTACCGATCATCAAATAGACCTTATTCGATCCTAATGAATCAATAAAGTTATCTGCGTTATATTTTCTAAAACTGTTATGGATTATAGCACTCATAATTATTCGTTCCTTTTAATTGTTTTGTTATCTGTACTTCGATATTTATAATACTTTTTTAAAGTTTATGAAGGCGGTAAAGCATTTGCTTCATCACCAGTTACATATTGAGTTACTGTAGCATTCGTTAATCTTCTATGTTTCTTTCCATTAAAGAAAACATACTCTGAAATTATTTCATTTTTAAAATTCTCAATAGTTGTACCAGACTGATTGCCAGAACCAATAACCTGACTATACCCACCTTGATTGAGAAACTTCATTCTATCCAGGCTTCTTCTTATCGGCCCAAGTCTTAATTGTGAAGAACCGAATTGGTCTGACTCACTAACAGTACCATAATCCATAGGGTTAGCAGTTGGGCCAACTATGAAACCAAAATCTCCACTTCTAGTAGCAACTACATTAACAAAAAGGTAATCATCAAAACCACCATCAACTAATTTCTGAATACCTAAGTCTTGCTCATAAATCTGACATTTAGTTGGTTCAGAAAATGCACTAACAAGTTGAGATATTAATTTATAGTCCTCACCATCATCAACCATCTGTGTTATCAAACCATGATCTTCCGTTTCCTCTACACTATCAGAAATAAGTTTATAATCTTCAGCATTAACAATTAGTTCACTATCACCTTCACATGAATCTATTTTTAAATTTAATCTTACTGGCGGTTCAATATCGCCATCATGGAAAATAATTGTATATCTATCAGATAAATCAAGATTAGTTAAAGAGAAATTTGTTTTTATATTAGATATTAATTGATACCTTCCAAACAACGCTAGACCAGCTGGATGTATCGCACGTTTAACAATGTCTCTCCATTTATCAATCGTTTCTCCAACAGTAAGAACATAAGAAAATAATTGATAGTAATTACTATCCTGTAAATATTTATTAGCAGATAGAAATCCATTATCAGAAATAAAACCAACATTGAACTTTGGTTCATATGAACCTACTGTAACACTTACCTGTGCATCACCATCACCAAGTCCTGTTAAATCTAATGTTGGTGTACTACTAAAACCGAAACCATTATTTTGAATTTTTAATTCTGAAATACCACCAATGTTCCATCCAATAATTTCTGGAACAAAACCATTACCACTACCACCAGATATTGTTGGTAGGGAAGTGTAACCTCTACCCATGTTTTCTAATTCAAGTTCCGTAATCGTTCCACTACCATCAACAGCTTTGACAATTAAACTTGCAGTTCTACCATTAATATTCATCTTACCAGAATTATTGAAAACAAACTTATCACCAACTTGATAACCAGTACCACCATTGGTAATATTAACTTTCAATATACTACCAGCGGTTAATTTATTAATCTTTATAACCGCACCAGAATTATTTGCACCACCGCCAGATATTGGTATTGAACTTCCAACAGAATAATTATTTCCAGCAACTTGTATGGAACTACCAGTTACCATTGACCCCAATGTAAATGTTAATGTTCCATCTGAAATAACTTCATTCATTGAGAAGGTGCCTAGAACACCAGAAAGATATAATGTAGAAACAACATAAGAACCTACACTCTCTTTCAATATATTTTCAACAATAGCAGTAGCGGTAGAAGTTTGACCAGTAATTTTTTTTCCTACTAATTTAAATACACTATCATCAGCACTAGTATCAATCACTCTTATAATTTTACTTTTATTATATCTACCATCAGAGGTACGAAGCATATCCGTGGCAGGAAAATAAAGTTCTATTTCTTGATTATAAAGTAATCTAAAAAATAACTGAAATGATTTCTCACTACCCTTTGCACGATAGAAATCTCTGAGATGTTTTAATACAAATGGTTTACTTGTGTTTGCAAAAACTGCTTCTGGAATATCTACGGCATACTGCTCTTTAAAGTATTTTAAAAAATCTTCCGTAGTACTTCCGAGGTCTGCATAATTATTTAAATTACCAATGATCTCGTAGGGTTTCCCCTGCTGTTCCATATATTCGTAATACGCTTCAAGAAAAGCTACAAACGTAGGATGATCTGTTTTGACAAACTCAGGAAGTTGTCCTTCTATTCTTACACTAAGTCTCTCATCAAACTTAGGATGAATAGGTTGATTTGGTTTTACTTTAGTTGTCATATTAAATTGTTTCTGAAACCATTGTTATAGTAATAGCATCTGTTTCATTTACATCATAAGTTAAAATTTGTTCTCTCAAAGGAGTAATATCCGAATTATTACTATCAGGTGTTACAGTAAATCTAATAAATTGTTCACCAGATGTAATTGAAACGATAGTTAAACTATTTAATGTTATCTTACCAGTAGTATAATCAATCTCACCTTGATTCTTTGTACCGTCTGGTTGTACTAAGTAAACAGCAGGAGCATCCTGTACACCATTAGTAGTTTTTGCAGCTTTAATTTTTCCTTCCGAATCATCAATCAATACATATGTGTTTCCGTCTGAACCAACAAAAGATTCTGAGGTAATACTTCCCTTTTTTATTGCATTATTAAAATTCATTGTAAAGGTCTGTGCTTGATTCAAAAGAGTTGGTATAACTCTTTGGCGATACTTAATCATTGTTTTATTATTTCTAATAGCAGAACTAGTATCATCAATAGAAGAAACTAATTGTGAATACCTAAACTTTTGATCGAACTTTTCTAGATTATTCTGAATGTAAGATTGAATAGATGTATTGATATTTGTCGAAAGAGTAGTCTGATCTGTTAACAGTTTAACAGGATCAAAATTTATTACACTATCAATTAGAACATAAAAGAAAACTGGATCAATAATCTCTGGTTGTATTGTAACAACATTTAACTTTTTAAGAACGGTATCACGAATATTCTCTTTAGTAGAAGTACTATAAACATTATTACCAGCTGGTTTGGCTGCAATAAAAACTTTTCCATACTGTACTGGGTCTGCCTCCTCACCACCATAAACAGTTATGGATTCAATGTCTGGTCTTTGTTCTAACAAAATTGCTTTATAATCTTCTTTTGTACAAGCTCTTTTCTGTGCAGAATATAATTTTGGTGCAAGAAATTTTACAGAATCAGATGTCTGAATATCAGAACCACCATTTGCGATTGTGTTAGTTGTTATAACATAATTTCCAGAATCCAAACCAGCAACTACGCTCGTTGCAGTAAAGGTACTAGCATTATTTGCAGCTGATCCATTTGTAGTCATGTATTCTATGAAAACAATATTTCCATCTATCAACTGTTTACCAACTGAACCATCTCCAAAAATAATTTCGTATTCTTGATCTTTTATTTCTTCTACCCAAAATACAGCATCAGTACTTTTAATCACATTAATATCTATACTTGAAGCATTAGTAAATGTCTCAAGTGTAGTATCACTTCCAGATGTTTGAATATTCATTTTAATTGATTGCGTATCAATATCAGAATTTGGTAAAATAAATCTTTGTGTTTTATCTGCACCATTAACAGTATATCTTTTATTTAAAACTTTACCCTCAACTATTTTAACACCAGTAAGACTATATGTACCATCCAATGCTCTTGGTACTGTATGTGCTTCATCTGTAGTAAAAGTATATCTAACACCATCAATACTTGAAGTGAAAGTTGTACCTTTTAGTATAGTTATTTGAGATGGTGAACCAGATGGAGTAAAAGTAAAATCTAATTTTGCAGTAGCGGATCGTTTTGAAGTGGGTGTAAAGTTAAGATGTTTAGAATGAGAAACAATAGAATCTCTCAACGCTGAAGAATCTAAAAACATTTCATTCGCAAGCATGTTAGCATAGAAACCCATGTAATGAGTATTGTAAGATAATATATCTAACAAAATGCTCATGGAACTACCTTCAAAATCATAATCCTCAAATTGTTCCTGAGAGCTTAGATAAGTTTTTAAATTAGATTTTATATCATCAAAATCTAAATCAGTTATATTTAATTTCTTTGATGGCATTATCTTAACCTCTCCAAGAAGAATTCTATCGTTACTGGTTGCAAAACATTTATTGTTACAAAGTTTATTGTAACATTATATCCGTTTCTATCTATATTGCCCTGTACAAGAACATCATTAAGAATGACTCTAGGCTCGTAATTATTAATAGTCTGTCTAATAGTAGATTCAACAATAGCAGCTGTAGTCGGAGAAACCAATTCAAATAACAGACCAGTAAGACCAGACCCTATTTCTGGATGAAATAAACGCTCATACTTATTTGTTAAGATGAGATTCTTTACTGATCTTTTTATAGCCTCAACATTCAGCTTTCGTGTAACATCTTTGGTAACTGGGTGAGCTTCGAAATTCAAGTCCAGATCACTCCATTGGCGAGTAGCCTGACTCAAAGGTTTTGTAAAAATAGTTGGCATTTTTTTAACTTTTTCCTTACATTGTGCTTCTGGTTATGATAGGCTTTGCTTGTCAGCCGTGTTAAGTAAAGTTATCACTTTCTGCCTTGTCCTCTATATCGTTTCCAGCATCTTCTTTTATGTTTGTTCTTTGGAGTTGAGCGTACTGAACTCCCGATTGATGTAACTTTCTTAATCCTATCTTTTTTGATTAACTCTTTTGCTTTTGCCATAGTCGTTTTTCAGTATTTATAAGGTTAATTAGCATATTTTAATTAATATGTTGATAAATTAGGATAATCTCTCAAGTCTATTGGATAAATGCCAAATCTTTTCCTAATATCATTTACCATTTCAGATAAGTTGAATCTCTCCAAATGAATGTTTCTTTTACGGCGTGTTAATCCGTAGGAATATCCTTTATTGAATAATTGTACTTCTTTTTTGCCGAACCTATATCCATCAGGGTATAGATATTTAGCACATAACAGAAAGAGCCATTTAACAAATCCACTTTGTCTTTCGCTGTTCCCCATTGTAAAACCTATCACAAGAGCTTCGTCCTGTAGAGTCAATCCACATCCCATAAGGATATGAATAATATCATGGTTGTATAAATCAACAGCCCCATTTAAAGACAGGGGGGATTTCGGGTTTTCTATTAACCAAACAAACCAATGAATCTCGGACTGCTTCTTATATGTAGAACTGGCCCTAAACTCATTTATTGCTTGTTTAAGGTTCATTTTACACCTCCTAGATTTTTAATTATTTATAATACTTTTTTAATATTATAAATAATATATTATGGCCAGGAGAAAAACTATTTTAAGAATAAAGGAAAACCTATGAAATATCGAGATTTTATAAAAGAAAAGTTTGACTTCAAAGGAGCAGTCAAACTTGGTATGCTGGATAAGTATGATGAAAAGTATGTTAAAGAGTTGCAGAAAAAGGGCTGGGATATTGAGGAATTCAACCTGACATCCAGCGGCTATGAAGTTTATATTACTAAGGCCGGGAAAAAGGTCAAATACACCGATAAGAAATCCCCAAGTAAAGCATTGGAACTGGCATCTAAAAAGGCACGATAAATGCCTAACGCTTTTGTATATGATATGGAAGGGAATAAAACTATGTTAGGTAAAGGGCGTTTAACTGAACATTTCAGCAGAAAAGAATTCGACTGTCAATGTGGCTGTGGTACTGGTGAAATAAGTATGGAACTGGTAGAGCTTCTTGAACTGGCAAGACTTGAATACGATAAACCCATGCGTATCAATAGCGGGATTAGATGCTTGAATCATAATCGTTCCATAGGCAGTAGAGATACATCTTCGCATATTAAATGTTTGGCGGCTGATATAGGTTGTACTGATATGGGAGAGAGACATAAACTTTTGCAAATTCTATTAAAACAGTTTGACAGAGTAGGCGTACATAAAAAATTTATCCATGTTGACGTTGATACCGAAAAACCAAAGGGTGTCTTTGTTTATTAATTAAGGAGATAGTATGAATGATTTTTATAAGTCGTTAGGACTAGACGTACAAAACAATCCTGATGAATGGTTGATTGAAAATAACAACATCTTTGGCGGTTGGTTTAACGATTGGAGAAAAGCAAGAGTAGCAAAAATAAATTCGATATTAAAACTACAACCAGATCAAAATAAAGTTGCTCTCACTACAGAGATAGGTGATTTAAGTAAACTTTCAATTTTAGAGTGTGGTGCTGGATTTGGAAATACAGGATTGTATTATAAAAGTCAAGGAGCAGACGTAACCTTTTCTGATATTAGACAAGACTGTTTAAATGAAATTGCAAAGAAAGATAAAGAAGCTAAAATACTTAGGGTTAATAACGAAAAAGATTGGAGTACTAGTGAACCATTTGATATAGTACTACACTTAGGTTTATCCTGCCATGTAGAAAATTGGAAACAAGATTTACTATGTGCTGTCCAAAATACTCGCCGAGTTCTTTTCTTTGAAACTGCTGTAAATAAATTCTCTAACCTGATTTCATTTGTAATAGAAAACCCTGAGTATCACCATGAATATCACGGGCCTGGAACATTCGATAATCAACCTACTATTGGAAGTCTCCCCTCGGTATCTTCAATAGAAGCAGTACTAGATACTTTAAAGGTTAACTATACTAGATATGATGATGCTGATTTAAATGTAAATAATTTAATCTACACAAACCCATGTAATGAAGAATTTAAATATCCGCTTAATGATATAGGTGAGGAAACTGAACCGCCTTACATTATAGATGGTTGGGATAATCCTGCTGTTAGCGGCGGAAGAAAATTTTGGACTATTACGAAAGGATAAAAAAATGAATAAATGGTTTAAAACAATAATGATTGTTGGTACTATATGTTTTGTGGGGTATTGGGCGGTGAGAATATTAACTGCTATGGCAAATTTACATTAAATAAAAAAAGGGAGATGGGCGGCCTCGTGTGCAATTCCCCATCTCCCTTATAGTTTTGAGACATCAGCTTACCTACATTCCTTGACGATCAACTCAAGGGATAACGCTTCAGTAAATTTCTCCAGATTATTCCACTTCAACATCAGCTTCGTTAATAATATCCAGAACATTCTGATCTGTAATCTTTTCAGATTGTTTGAATTCCTCAGCAGTCAAAGGGTAAACCTTTTCCTTCAAAGATTGCTTCTCCATAATGTACTCCTTTTTTTAGTTACAGGGAAATGTTACAACCTTAATTAGTTGTAACGACAAAACGTGTTTCATTACTTTTCTTTTTTTCACGCTTTCTACGAGCAGTCTCAATATCACCCATAGTTACTTTTCGGGAACTATCAAAATTCCCATAATTAATTGTACTGGTATTTCTACTTTCGCTCCATCCAAAAATTTTCACTCTTGACTTCATAACGAATCACCTCATTTAATTTAACTGACCCCAGCATATCATATTCTAATTATAATGCAAGGAAAAAGTGAAAATAACTATAACCCCTTTAGATACAAGGACTTAGGGGGAAATTCCCGTAAGTCATTGAAAACAAAGGAGTTACAAAGAAAATGCACTTTTTTTAAAAATAATGCATTTTTTTGTTGACATTATCCGATATATCTGTTAAGCTAGTCTAGTATTAATAATTAATAAGGATTTAATAAATGAACTTAATGGACTTAATAACTGACCTTTTACTCTTTGCTGGACTTGCAATAACAATAATATTAATGATGTGTTTATAGGATATATGATGCTAGATACTACTACTGAAAAAAATTTGAATAAGATGGTTAAACCTCTTTTAGATAATGTTAAACATTATCGAAACATTATGAAAAATTGTTCAATGTATATGGTTAAACCTAATGGAAATAAATTCTGGTTAATGGATAATTGGATTGTCGCTGAATGGAAAAATTGCGAACATTCAAATCCTTTTGAATCTTGGAAATATCCTAATGCGGAAACCGCTAAAGATATTTTTACTAACACCATGTCAACTGACGATAATTGGTAGGAGGCTATATAATGAAGCTAAGTAAGAAATCATGCAAACTTTTAAAAGAATTAATAGAAGTCCGCTTCGTTAAATCCCAAAAAAAGGGATGGGTTGCTATAACGAAAGGCGATAGAGATTGGGAATCTGGAATTTCCGAAGATGAAATGATGAACCGACTTATTAATGAAGCAGAAGCGAGGTGCTAATATGAATTACATGGTTGAATCAAATATCGAATGGTATGCGGAACAAAGAGAAAAACTTGTTGAGCATATCGACAAAATCAATTCTGAATCCAAAAAAATGATGGAAGAAGAAAAGGGCTTATGGGTAGGTATGCTTACCAATGACCCTGACCATTGGGCAGAGTATGGTGTCCATACGGTTTCGGAACTTGAAAACTATCTAGATGCGGAGGCGTCTAGATAAATGGAAACTATTTTTTTAGATATTATTGAAATGATATTGGGTGAAATTCGTGCCGATATTGAAAAGAAGAAACCTAAAGAAAACATTGAGGGGGTTTGGATATGACAACTGAAATGGGATATGTTAGAAAGTTTATTGAGGTGCATAACTTCAAACCACGCAACAAGCATAAAGGTTGGTTGAGTTGGACTGACTACCGAGGAAATATTATAACCCTGGCTGACGTTATGGATATTGTAAACAACATGACGTTTAAAGAACTGGAGGCACTAGGAAAGAAATGACAATCCTTGAAGGTGATACAATTAAATTACATCCGAAAACAGGAAAGGCGAAACAAGTCATCAATAGAGATGGTTGCCTTTTCAAAGTAAGTTCATTTTCGGAAACGGTTATGTTTGATGAGGGAAAAGATTGGATTGAACTAGATTCAATAGACAATCCTAAAAACGGGCGTTGGATTCAACGCTTTCACGATAAAAACTTTGATTGGGAGATTATAAGATGAGTGGAAAAGCAAAAATTGTAATATCAAAATTGAATAAAACTAAATCGGGTAAACCTCTTTTTAGAATTATGAAGTTAATCAACAC